ATCATCTTTTATTGTCCTCTTCTTGAGCTTACTCCTCTCCTAATTCTTGACCCCGATTGACCTCTTACTTTGTCTTCACTTTTCGATCCACCTCTTTTTGTTGGGAAATACTCTTCTCCTTCTTGCTCCTCTACTTTCTTCGCTCTAGCTTCTCTTGTTTTAGATTTATAATATTCAGGTTTGTACGATTCAGTAATACCAAGAGCGTTCATTGCTTCTTCAATTTTAACATCTTCGTCTGTAGCTATAGACATATTGTATATGGCTATAAACGGATCAGCCTGAGCTCCAAGTGCAATTTCAGCTATAGGTCTTAATGTTTTATTAAAGTAACCATCTGTCTCCTGTAGCTTTACTGTTTTTCTGTACAACTCTAAGAAGGGGTTTGGACCTTCTGTTACGGTATATCTTTTTTTCTTATCGAAGTAACTATCTCCTCTTCCTTTTATTATAATTTGTGCACCTATATCCATTCCTTCAGCAGCAGTACCAACTATAGGTATTTGATAGAATAAATTAAATCCTGATAAAGCTTTCATTACATCGTTCCATACTGCATAAAGATCATCATCATCACCAAAAGCAAATTTAAATATATTACTTGCAGCCACAAAAAGAGCATTAGCTAATCCTAAATGAAGAGCCAATGTTCTAACGTCTTTTTGTCTTGGCATTTTACCTTTAGATAAAGACCTGCCTATATTAGTTGAACTTAATAAAACTTTATTTAACATTGCAAACCCTGTGCTACCAAATTGAACTACAGCTCTAGTTATTACATCATTTCTGTTTTGAAGCCAATTTCTATCAGACCCTCTTCTAGTTTGTTGAGAGCTATTATAATCGTTGAATTTTTTAAGTGCTTCCTCTTGATCCATGCCGTTTTCAATATCTCTTTTATACACAGCTAAATGACCCATAACACCCAAAACATCACCTATTGATGTGAAAAAACCTTTAGCTGTCCTAAATCCTGAAATAGCTCTCCCTGTCTTACTATACCTCTTAGCCTTGTCTATAAGTGCGAGCTCTCTTCCGGACTCCAAAGAAAAGGTTTCACCCCTTGCTGCCTGTAGTATACGCATTTTAGCATCAGGCGAAATATCCATCATCTGACTTATTGATCCATATTTACCTACTAAATCTTTAGATATAGATCCATATACTTTAGCTAAGTCGATTAAAAACATAGGTAGATCTATGGCAGCATTCATCTTTCCTTTATTATATCTATATCCGTCAAATGCATTTATAGATGATGTAGATTGCTTTATAGTCTGCACAGGCTTAAATGCCAACACATAGCTACTAAACTTGCTTTGCACTTTATTCATTAGTTTAGTTAAACTGCTATCTAATGCATTTGGACTAATATCATTCTGAATAAGAATTCTCATCATGTTATCTATAGATAAAGCCTGTAGTAATGTTTTAACAGATGGTATATTTAAAAATGAATTTAGCTCTTTAGTACCAACAGTATAAGCCTTGTATTTTTCCATACTATTTACATACCTATCAAGAGCTTCGATGAATCCCAATCTATCTAAATCAACATCTTGATCTTGGGCATTTCTTTGTTTCAGATGGGCAGATGTTTCTGCATCAAGAATCATTTCAAAGTTATTGTTTGCTAGAAACTCTTCTTTCATATCTACATCAACTTCAGTAAACAAAGGAAAGTAATCAGCTATATAACCTAAGTCTCTTCCATTAACCTCAGTAAAAACTTTATTTATACCTTCATAATAATCATTACTAAGAAAATCAACAAGACCATCAGCAAAATCAGTTAATTCTTTTCCAAGGTATTCTTTAATTCTTTTTTTATTTTCTGCATTAAGACCCATTTTTTCTAATTGGGCATTTGCCTTTTCATTTAATGTCAATGCATATAAATGAAGAACATCACTAGAAGCAAATAAATTCCTTGTATCCTTTCCCGTTTTACTATTTACCATTCCGGGAAGAACTAAGTTAGGCAAAGAATGTAGTTTAATCTTCACATCTTTATAATTATCGAAACCAAATGATTTTGCTATATTGTCAAATTTTTCTTTTGTCTTAAATAATCCATCAAGACTTTTTGTGTGCATTATATTTAGTTTGTCATAAACATTTTCCCTTACTACATTTTTACCTTCTATTGCAAGGTCAGCTATATTAGATAAAACCTCTGTACTAACCAATGGATTAATAAGCCATTGAAGCATTTCGACAGGTTTAGTATACTTTACATTTTTAACAAACTCTTTTAGTTTTTGAGGTATGTTATTTTTATTCCATCGCTTATATAAGTCGTCTAGCTTACGTCTTCTTTGAGCTCTTGTTAATGGAACTCCGTCTTCATCAAACAGTTCAGGATTGGTTTCAATTATCTGCTCATTTGCTTTTGCCTCAATATCTGCCTGTTTTTTTGATTTAATAGCATTTGATGCTTTCAGCCTTTCAATTGATTTTTTTGTCATTTCTTTGACTTGATCAAAAACTTTTTGCACCTCCTCTAATGACATATCGTAAATGCCATTAAACATATCATACGCAAGTTGATCATTAAGAAGGTCTCTTTCTTTTTTAGATAATGACTCACCTTTGCTTGACCTTTGTTGTAGCTCTTTAATTACTGCTGCATTTTCATTTAGTCTTGATTGTAATTTAATCAATCTATCTGATGCTTGTTTAGCTACTTTCTTGTCACTACTCTTTGACTTTTTTATATCGCCTATAATAGATTTAGCTTGTATGTAAAAATTCTTTAATGTCGGGTCAATTGATTTATCTTTTAATTTAGATTTATTTCTTACTTGTCCTACAATTTTATTAGCTAAGGAATTTCTAGTTAAGTTGCGTACTTTTTCTAATTCATCAAAAGCTTTATCTGCCTCTCTTTTTATGTTACCAATATTTGTACGGTCTATTATCTTTATTAACTTACTTATTGATGTTTTTGTATATTCTTGAGATTGAATTAAGTTATCAATGATAAAGTCTTTTATTTCTTTTTTAACTTTAGTTAAATCTCTAGACCCAATCTTTCTGTTTTTTAGATTCTTTCTTATGTTTTCTATTTTCTTTCTAAATGTAAAGTTACCTTGATCTAGATCGATAGACTCCTGAATACCTATTAATATTTCTTGCTGAACCTGTGGGTTTTGTTCTTTAAATATAGGGTCAGCTTTTACTATTTTAGTTGCTTCTTGACGTATTTTTGTGGCAGTACTTTTTTTGTTTTTACTTATGTACTTATCTAGCTTCTTTTTTGTATTTTCAAATAATTTAATTGCATTAGATATACCACCTGAAATACGTTCAAACTGTTTTGGTATTTTTGTAAAAACATCAAAATCAACCTCTAATGCAGCATCTATGTCTTTTTTCTTAAACTTCTTTTCTTGAAGCATCTCACGTATGGTTGCATTATTATATCCCTTACTTCTACCAAACGCTACAATGTCATATATTGATTTATTGTCAGGGGCTAACATTAATTGCATTTCATTTTCAAATGCAACCTTTTCTGCTTCTTCAAAAGCCTTTTCCTCTGATAGTAAATCTGCAACAACTGCTTCTGTAAATTCATCAAGAGATAAATCTTGAAGTTGTTCTGATGTTAAATTAGATATACCTGTTATCTTTTTTACAAAATCAAATAATTGATCTATCCAAGCCTTAAAGTTTTTCTTTATGGCAGCGTTTACAAAAGATTGTCCTTTATTACCAATAGCAGTAGCAAGTGCCTCTTCAAGAATGTATTGATTTATTTCTGATTCTGTAGCACCATCAGCCTTCATCTTTTTTATAATATTCTTGTATGCCTTATTGTTTCTTATGTCAGATTCATACTTAGTTCCTTTTACTAAAGCTATACCTTTATTGTATAAATCAGGAGATAGCTCTCTTGCAGTATTCATCCATATATGACCAAACTCGTGTATTGGAGTGTTGTAATTTTCTAAGCTAGGATTTAAATACAACTTTCCATTTACTATAGCACCATATAATTTTTGCTTTTTATTTGTTATTAGTTTTTGATCATATAGGTCTTTAAATAATTTTTTAAATTGAACTTCATCCGAAACAACCTCTACATTTGGAAAAGCCTTAGCTAACTTAGTTACAAATCTTTCATAGTTTGTTTTTTGAGCGGCTTCTACAACAAATTTCTTTTGTGCGTTAAGTTCTGCTTGACGTTTAGCGTCAGCTTTTGCCTGTCCTGATGTGGTTCTTTTTGTTTTGGCAGCTCCTTTTTCTCTTTCTTTTTTTGTTGTCTTCCTTCTTATTACACCATCAATTTTTGCATTTATTGTATTTAATATATCTTTATTTACTGAGTAAAAAGGTACAGTCTCACTCATCATTGCCACAACCTCACCTCTTATATACACAGGATAATTTTCATGTGTTTTTATACCTTCTTTTTCTTGCTGCTCCCTAGTTACAATAGCGTCATCTATATTGTCTTTTGTGATAGGTTTACCATTCTCGTCCGTTATTTTTAATACCATAGTCATCGCACCCATCGGAAGATCTGATGCAAATTGCTCTTTATTTTCATCACGGATTGACTCTATGAATATACCTTCTTCGCTAAACAGTTTACCAATTTTTGTTTTTGATTTAATGTCCGTTGATGGCAATACATCTCTAAATATTTTTGCTCTAGTGTCTACATCTAAATTAGCAAATTCTTTAGCAAAGTCGTCTATATTTTTAGACTCTGATGCTGCTTTGTGAACTTGCTTAGTTTTTTTCTTGTATTTTTTTGATTTTATATCATCCATCATGGCTTTAAAAATATTTTGCCCATTTGGAGATTGTTTTATCTTATCAACAAGAGAATTAAATACCGTAATGTTTGAGTCAAACGCAGGAGTATCCATATTAAATACTACAGTATAATCTGAATCAATAGACCCTTTTATTATTTCTCTTGCAGCTTCAGGAGTTATTGATGCCCAAGCTATACCTTTTCCGTAAACTCCATCTTGCACACCAAAAAATGGTCCTCCCATTTTATTTTTATCAACTTTAAGTTGATCAGCCATAGCTAGATTTATTTTCTTACCCTCTAAATCTTTAAGGGTCATTTTTTTGCCTATTCTTTTTGCAAGTTCAGCATTTTCTATAATAGTAACAGGGATGGCTTTTGCAGATGACTCTGAAACAATATATGTTTTTTCACTTAACTCAGGCTGAAGTTCTTCCATAAGCTGTTTAGCTCTTTTGTTGAGCTTTACATCTTTACTTGGGTCTGTAGTTTCTAGCTGAAATTGACCTGTAGCTTCATCATTAATTGTTTTCTTTAAATCTTCTTCTATTGATTCTGACTCAATCGCAGCTTCTTCAATAACATCTTCTGATGTTTCTAATATGGCATCATCTTTTATGATGTATTGCTCTTCAACTACACCTCTTGAATCACGAGTAATTAGTTTTACAACCTGAGCATCTGAGTCATCAATAAGTTTTTCTTCTTGTCTTCTTACTTCACTTACAGGTTGATTCGTATCTTCTACCTGTACTACATCAACAGTAGTGCCGGCAGGGACTGTGAATTTTTTAAGTGGCTGATCTCCTTTGTAGTCGCTAGCTAATTGTTCGTCAACAGCAGCAAAGCTACCTTTCTTTACTTTGTGTACTGAGAAAGGCTTGCCGTCTTTTTTCTTAGGCTGCATACCCTTAAATAAGGTTTGCTCCTCAGTAGTTGTTATTTGCTCTCCCGGAGTCTTAGCTTGTTCAAGCTCAACTTTTACTTCAGGTGCAGCTTCTTCAGTTACTTTTTCTTTAACTTCAACTTCAGGTGCAGCTTCTTCAGCTACTTTATTTTTTTTCTCAAAACTTTCTTTTGCATTTGAAAAGAATCCTGACTCAATTAATTGCTTGCCTGTAAAAACTGTATATCCTCGATCTGAATCTTTTACACCTTCATATGAGGTAAGATCTTTTGGAACAACCCTGAAGGCATATTTTTTATTTCTTAATATACCACCGTTCTCTACAATTGCTTTTTCCTCCTCAGTTAATGATGCATCAAACAGAGGTGCAATTTTAAATATAGCAGCATCACCTACAAGCTTAGTTCTTTTATTTTTTGGTCTTAACTCTTTAGTGTTTGCTATCTCCTGTATCTCTTGTGTTATCTCAGATATTTTTGGAGCAAAAGCACTAGCTTTAACCTCAGAAGAAGAAAGTTCTTCTTTAGCCTTAAGTAATTCCATTAATCTGATTTCTACATCCTTTTTATTTTTTGAAGGAGTTGTCTCCCCTGCATCTAATAATTCATTTGCATCTTTTTGGAAACCTGCATTCTTTTGTATCTTTTGGTTTGTTTCTTTGGATATCTTACCTAAAGCTTCTTGGTTATTAGCCCAAACAGATATTTCCTTTGCTGATGCATTATCGTTTACAAAATTAGAAATATTGGTCAGCTTATCTGCAACTTTTTTGTCGCTATCTAGCTTACCATCCATGTACATATTTATAACAGCAGTAGGTGTATGCTGACCAAAAGCACCTGCCATTTCAGCTAATATTTCCTTAGCGTCAAGCTCTTGACCGGCATTTATCATTGCAGCTGCTTCTCCTGCACCCTCCATTATTGGATCAAATACAAATCTCTCTGCTGCAAAAGATGATATTTTTTTACCCCTAGATGCAGTTCTAGATGTTTTAAAAACTCTTCCTGCCATACCTGTAGAAAGGTAATCCATCATGGCAATAGGTATACCTCTCTTTAAACCTATTTCTTTACCTTCTTTCCAAACAAGATCGTCTTTTAAACCTTTAGCTAAAGACATAGGATCTTGCACATCATATCCCTGATTAGTTATAGCCTCTAATACTGCATTGGTGTATTCTAGTGCCAAAGCCGTAGCTGCCACACCTGTCCTTAAACCCTTTGCTGCACCTGCAAGAGTTCCACCCGGACCAAATAAACTACCCAATCCTGCACCGGTAATTGTAGTTGCAGGGACTACTTTAATACCATATGGGAGCATTTGAGTAAGTGATTCAGAAGCTAATGTTAAACCAAGTTCAATCGGATCTCTTCTAAAAGCTCTAAAAGCTTCCATAAATCCTTTAGCTGCATGAAACCTGTATTGAGCTCTTCCTGTCTTGCCTGTTTCAGCATCCTCCATGTATTGTATTAGCCTTTTAGCGAAATCCAATGTTGATGCATCATCAGGTAAGTCAGTAATACCTAAAGATACTTTTAGTATTTCATTCTGTGCTTTTCCTCTACTTAAACCAACCTTCCCTGCATTTAGTATTGATTGTGCATCGTTTACAAACTCATCTCTAAAATTTTTATCAAACTTTGTGTTTATGTATGACTTAGACCATTCGTACTCATTTGCCAAGATAGTGTTTTGCGATTTAAGTAATTTATAGTTTGTTATAAAATCATCGTAGCTTTTTGGATTTATATTAGCAGGTGGCTTAAAGTTTGTCTTAATTGCTTCTTCTATATCTAAACCAAAAGTTTCTTTGAAGTAATCTTTAGTTTGATTCAGACCTTCGTCTAAAATAGTTTTTTCCTGTATAACAGCAGCTAGATTTTTACCAATAGATTTCTCATATTCTTTTTGCTCTTTAGCCTGAAGTGCATCCCAATCTTCCTTCGCCCTCATTACATCTTCATTTTGATCAAAATAGCTGTATAAGAAATCTCTTCTAGATTCTAGCTCAGACTCTATTTCATTTATATCATCTCTCCTGTATCCGTTTATATAAAGATCTCCATATTTTTCTTTTTCTTCTTTAGTTAGAGATGAATCATTAAAAGGCATACCCTCTATAAAGTCTAATTTTTCTTCAACCTTATTAAACTCCTCCTCATTCTTTTTTAGCTCTCCATAGTTTAAACCTCTTTTGTTAAAAAAATCAATGTATTCTTGCTCTTTTTTATTTCCTACATCACGACCTTCTGATATGTTATAATCTGCTATAGTAGCATTACTTTTTATAAAATCTTTTAAACCATCGATTTCCGATTGGTCGGAAAAGAAAGACTGAAGGTCTACAGTATATGTTTTCTTGTTGGGTGCAGTTACTTCTAATGCATCACCGATTCCGGTTTCAAAAAAAGAAAAACCATAATCCCCGAACTCTTTTGCAAAATATTCTTTTGCATCTGTTTCATTAAGATTTATGCTTTCTTTATTTATTGTTTCTAATTTATCTATAAATTCAGGGGTAGATATTAAAAGATTTCTAGCATTAATTTCATCTTGTTCTTTTTTGTTTTTCTCCCTCTCTTCTTCTTGTTGTCTTTTTTTAAGCTCTATTTCTATATCGGGCTTAGCTGCAAGATATTCTTCATATTCTTGCATTTTTTCTGTAGGAATTTCAGGCGATGTAGTTTCAGCCTGTGGTATCTCTTCTTGAGATACACCAAGACTAATTTCTGAATCTGAAAAATCTTTATCTTCAGACATAGGATCAAAAATATCTTTGTCAAGTGGTCTTCTTTGCTTAATAGCAAACTCAGGTAGCTCTCCACCTTCAAAAACTTCTCCTTCAATTGGCTGCTCTTCTTGCTCTGTTTTTGGAGCTTCTTTTGTTACGGTTTCTTCAGTATCTGACTCAACCTCTTCTGTTGGAGTATCTATAGTTTCTCCAACAAGCTGTATATCTTCTTCATCTGACGATGAGTCCGAAGAACCATTTTTTCCCTGATCCTGTTCTGTAGTAGATTCCGTAGTGTTTTTTTTCCCCCCAATAGGCTTTGATTTGTCTTTTTTTTTTGGAGGGTCTATTGTATATTTTGATTTAAATTCTTCAAAAGAGTTAGTATATAAACCTTCTTCAGAAACAGTATCAAATACTTTTTGAACATATTTGTCATCTTTGTATTGATCCTGAAACTCTTCATAAGATTTAGTGTAGTAACCCTCTCCTTTTATTGTATCGTATAATTTTTTTAACATATTAATTTACTATATGTATTTTAATCCAAACTACCTCTTTTGGCTATTCTTGCAATAAGCTCATCATCGCCATTATTTATTATAAATGTTTTTAGTTTTTCAATAGTATCTGTAGGCTTTATCGCTAACTTTTTACCATTTTGAAGGTTATAATAATCAATTCCTCCCGTTCTAGTTCTGTTTTTCACAGGACCTACATATCTTTCTAAATACTTAGTTATAATTCCCTCTACTTCTTTGTCTTCAAAATCTTTTCTATAAACATCTGTTCCTAAATCAAATGCTGACTCATCTTTTATTGTTGCTTCTACCCTATCTCTTGCAGTTTTCCCTCTAACTGATTTTGATGTTAGTTTAGAGTGCGGTTTGTCAGGATCATATTCAAATATTTTTAATGCATTAGCTACATTTTTTAACTGACCTTCACTAGTTCTCAAAAAGAAACCTGCACTTTCTTCTACCCAATTTTTCTGTGGCTTTAAGTTTCCATTTTCATCAAAAAAGTCTAGTGGTTCAGATCCTCCGCTTAAATATATTATTTCAACTTTATCTTTGTTTCTTACTATATCTGCAACGTCAGGATTTATGCTCTTTAATTTTTTTGCTGCATAGTTTAGCTGAGCTTGATCTCCATACCAAAGCTGAGCTATAAGCCCTACTATATCATTAGATGAAATTTCATCAGGTTTTGGTGGTTTGTCAGTCTTAACTCTAGTAGCTTTTCTTATTCTTCCTGTTTCATCTGTATCAACCTTTCTATCTAACTTACTTCTAAGTTCTGCTTTTATCTTATCTTTAATTACCCCTCTTTGCTCTTCTGTTATATCTGCTTCTATCTGATTGTTAGCATTGTAAAATACCCTAACCTTATCACTACCCTTACAGTCTTCTCCCGGATCGCATACGGAATATTCGTTTCCTGTTTTAGGATCTTTAGATACATAATCCATAAGTAATGACCTTAGGTTTTGAGGATTACTCATCATAGATTCAATGTACCCATTTTCAGCTTTTAGGTATTCTGCACTAATTTCTTTTAACTCATCAGGAACATTTACATCTGCACCTAGCCTAGTTATATCTTCAACAGTAGTTATTGTACCTGCTTTTTGGTAGTTAGCTAATTCCCTAAATACATATTGGAACTCGCCTAGGTCTGATGCAATATCAGTTATATTTTTGCTTGCATCATATATGTTAGGACTATCCATATATATGTTAGCTATTGCCTCCATACTAGCTACGTCTGTTGGATCTGTACTATTTACAAAACCACCTTTCCCATCAGGCACTAAACGATTAGCAACAACATTACCATTGTCCTGCATTACTAAAGTCATGTTGTTAAGGTCAGTAAACTTGTTTGATTTATCTAAAAGCTGTTGGTTGAATTTACTTAGCTTACCTTCGTCAGCCTGTTTCATAAGTTCACCGTATCGAACATCAATAAGTTTTTTTAGTTCCATAGCCCTAGCAGTAGAATCAGTAGCTCGCTGCAATATAGTCATGTACTGCTTATTGCTTAGATCACCTCTGTCATACATTCTTTTGAAAGCACCTATCTTTGGTATAACCTCACCCTGTGCAAATTCCATGAATCTTGTGTTCCAATCTGTATTAGCACCTAAAGGTATTTCTACATTTTTTGCTACTTCAGTTAGGTCTTCAATAGCCTGAGCTCGTTGTTGCTTTCTTTGTTGTGCACCAAGAATTTTATCAGAAAACCCTTTGCTTACTTCAGCCCAATCTACCTGACTGTCTGCACCTCTTTCTACATATCCAAACTTACTTGCCATATATTATAATTAAAAACCTGTGTTACTACGTCCTCTAGGATAATCCAAAATATTCGGGCGAAGAAGTTGTTGAAGTTCCTGACGTGTGACAGGCATACCACCTTCCCCATCAACGTAAAAACCGGGATCAATACCGGGATCAAACTCAACACCCTGCCCAAGATCATCTCCCTGAGCAAAACTAAAAATTGGATCGTAAGGGTTAAATTGAGTTGTACTAGGCACTATAGGTGCTATAGGTGATGTCTGCATAACAGAAGACTGACCGGTATTAGATAATGAAGGAAGAGATGCACTTTCTACAGCATCTGTTACCCCCATTGCTGCAAGCTGTGCTTCTTGACGTCTTGCACGTCTATCTGCTATGTTAGCTTTTATTTTTCTTGATAGCTGTCCATCTGACATATCTGTTACTGTTGCTCCTAAACTTCCCAATGCCTCGATACCTCCTTCTTGACCTTCTTTAATTTGTTGATCAAGATCAGACATATATAGTTCTTGACCTGCTTTTTCTTGAAGCTGCATCTGTGCTAGTGCATCATAATCTTGCTCTTGAGCACGTGCCTGTAATATATTTAAATCATATATATCTCCTGCCATTCTAGATGCTATATCTGCATCTATCATTTGTTTTTGAGAATAAACACCACCCAATCTACCCATGCCTCTTTCAGATTCTCTAAGTGCCTCTATAGCTTGTGCTGCTGAAACATTAGCTGCCTCTTGCCGTCTACGATAAGCTTCTTTTGCAAGACCAACTTTTAGGAGAGGGGTTTTTTCTACAAATTTTTTAGCTTTTGAAAATGCTCTTTCCGCATCCTTTTCTGCTTCTTTCTTTAATCTTGAAGATTCAGCTGCTTGCGAAAAGCTTTTATATGCTCCATAAGCCTGTAAACCTAAAGCTATTGCTGTTCCTATTGCCATAATAATATTCTTTGTGATTTAGCACAAAGATAATAAATTTAAGGGAAACTTTTCATTACTTCTGATTCTACTGCAAATAACTCAACTTTTGTATTCTCTGAATACGTTAGGTTAAATACTGCATAATGTCCTAATACACCGTGAGATTCAGCAACTGAGTTCTTAATAAATAAGAATGTCTCTGTATTTGATGGTATTGGTGTAGTCCCGGCAGGCGTTGTATCTATGACCACATTATTTGTCCCTGCCCTAAGGTTTACATTGATAGCTGTTACGTTACCTGCATAAACAGGCTCATTAGTACCTGATAAGAAATAGAAGTAATCTCCTACACTTAATATGTTACCTATCTGAACTGTTGTCGCAAAGTTTATTGTAGCAATACCTGCACCAATAACTACTGTTGTGCTTTGACCAATACCATTTAGTGAACGCAATGCAAATTCAGGAAGAGCGGCAGGTGTAGAACCTAGCCCTTCGTTTCTAATAAATGCATACCAACTTTGTTCTTTTTTCTCAAAATAATCAGAATCAATAAACCCTGAGTCCTGTATGTCAGTTTCTATTGTAGCTGCCCAACTATCGTCTCCCTCTAAATTAAGCGTTTTAAAGAGCTTATTTTGCAATGGGGCTACATTGAATACACTTTCTAGAGAAGATGGCTTGAAAGCCTCGTCAGGAGTTCCTACCTGAGTCCAAAAGTCGGTATAGAATGTATTTCTATTTTCATTTACATTATGACGGTAAAGATTACCGCCTTTAAAAGTGTAAAAATAGTTATTCATTCCTATCATCCAATCAGGATAGTAGGTGTAAAAAGATGGGAATCCCTGTACCCCTTCGTCGTATGTTAGTGTATAATTTGCCATATCTTAACAGTTCGCTCTAGTTATTACTACTCCGTTTGCATCAACCTCAATATATTCAGTTGCATTTATCTTATAAAATCCTTGTGCCAACACATTTTGTCCGTATTCATCCGAAAATACCCAATCATTCACGGCAGGGTTTCCTGCTGTCCCTGATACCGGTGCATTATAAAATGTACTTCCTATTGTATATCCACAGGCAGTTGGAAAATCAGGAGCACCAAGACTTGAAGAGTATCCTGTTAAAAGCGTAGGGCATTCAACTATAACTGCAAACGAATTTGTTGGACAAGCTGTTAGGTTAGCAAATTCTAACAATATAGCCTGAGGATCAGCATTAAGCTTAGGCACAACCATAACCGTAGTACCCGGTACTGCTGCTGTAGTAAGACTAAACTCTCCTGCCTGAGGAGTAATGCTTTGTATATTTCCCGTGTCTACAAACCCTGTTCCATCAACGTGATTATATATAGGTATGTCGCTATAAAGATTACCTGCTACAGGAACACATCCATCTAAAGTATTACCCAAATATGTGTAGCTATTAGGTACTGTGCTTCCGTGATATCCGTCTACAGGAGAACTTACCTTATTGTAAAGGACACCGTCATATGTGGCTTTAATACCCACAGGTGTAGAAGCCGGTGCAAATTTTATTATAACAGCACCCACATCAGAAACAGCGTTACCTAAATCTACATTTAATGTAAATAGCCTTGCCACAGTAGAGCTACCTACTATAGAGCTACTTCCACAAGGTGTTAGGCATTCAGGGCATTGTACTATTGGTAATAACAGGCAGCTAGCTTGCTCACGAACAATATTGCCGTCAGAGTAAAATCCATCTGCCGAACAGATAGTTAATTCGTCATCGTCAAAAACTGCCGTTGAGTTTTCTAGTGTTGTTCCGTTTAAGTAGTATGTAGGCATAATTTAATTTTTTAACATAAGCAGCAGGCGTTTGATTCCGTAGCTCCATAACATAAATCTGTAGTTTCAGTAATTGTTCTATAATCCCAAATTAAATACAAGTAGCTACCTGAAGCCGGCATATTAAACTCGGCAAAGTATGTGTTTGGTGCACCTGTATTGTCTATTGGTGTAGCTGTTGTTGCTGCCGCCAATAATGCCTGCATGTCAACATCAGTATTATCATACAATGTATTAGTTCTTAAATATTTAAATCTATCGCTTGTTTCATCAAAAACAAAATCATCAAATCCAAACTTGTTGCATATTAATCTTACCGTAGCTGTATCAGATGGTATAATACCACCACCCTGTCTTCCTGACACTTCTTGATATTGAGATACTAATGGGTTATTAGTTCCTGTTGCAAACTCAACCGACTCTGAATGTAATGGAGATGTAAATGATCCATCTGTCCATCTGTATTCATTATGTATGAATAAACCGGCTTCATCATCGCCTGTAAAGCATACATTAACTATTGTTATCTCTTCAGCATCGGGACAATTTACTAATACCTGCAAAGTAGTTTCATCATTCGATAACACCGTAATATAAACAAACTGCTCAGAAACAGATTGCTTAGGGAATGTAAGCGTTCCCCCTGTTGTAACATTACCTGAAAAGTAATCTACGCCATTGTAATTTGCATTGATTGAGAATCCCGGCAATGTTGATGAGTCTTGTATAACTTGATACTCAATGTCAATATCTCCCACAAACTCTCCTACATCTACGCAGTATGTAGTAGCTTCTGTTTCTATAACTTTAAATGTTTTTCCAACACCACAAGGATCACAAGATAGTTCACTTGGTTTTAGTATATCGTTTGAGCTCAGAACGTATTCATCCATATATGGATCAAAACCTCCTAGCTTTTGAGTTTCAAATGACTCTATAAATAAATCTCTAAACCAACTACGCATACCCTGCTCAGATATCACGGTTAGTTTTTCATTTTGAGCTGCACTACCTTTAAGCTGTATTACAGCACCACGCTTAGCATCTGTAAAATACTTATCCATACCCCATTGAACGAAACTTTCAGGGTTGTTGGATATACCATATTCTTCTACACGAGCCACCTGCTTACCTAATATTTCAGGTACTGTGATTAGCGAGCTGCCACCCGTAGAGCCTGTTATCATTTCCTTACCCTGAAGAACGTATGATATTCTATCTTCTTGCAATGTAAGTATATCAGTCTCTCTTCCAAATAGTTTCTGAATAGTACCAAACGACTGTTCGAGTGGTTTAAAATTCAATAAACCTAAATTAAATTCATTAAGTTTATTTATATTATTTTCTTGATTATAAATACCACTATATGTCAAATCAGCAAAACGATCTGCTTCTTTAAATTCTTTTTCACTTGTTGTTAAAACCCTATTTCCAAGATCAAATGTTTTTCCTACAATTGAATCTCTTACTCTGTAGCTTTCTGCACCATTACCAAATGCATAACAATTAAAAAAGTCTGTATTAATAATTGCAGGCTGTGCGTCTGTTTGGTCTTGTTCTCCTGTACCACTTCCACCTCTATGTAATCCCGGATATCTTGTACCTGTACCTACGTCAAAATATTCATATATTTCATACGTATCAGCAGATTCATACCACACATTAGGCAATGAATCCTGAGGCTGACTTTCAAAAAGAACAGCATTGTCAGCACGAACAACCCTAACTCTACCCTGAACAGTTGCCTGTCTTCTTTCACTTGATCCACAAGACTGAGGACCTTTACATATTAAAGCCGGTTTTAGCGATGACGCTGCATCTCCATCTACCCAATAAATAATATTTTTACCTAACTCGCAACTTGGTACAGTTGAAGCTGTTGTTTGATCACCAAGCCACTCTGTTACAAAAGTAAGACCTCCACCCACAATTAGAACATCAGGATTATCTAGGTATGATTGAAAGTTTTCTCCATTTAAAAATTGCAACATATTAGGGTAGTCCCTTGTTGCTGTAATTTCAATACTTATTTCGTATGTTCTTTGTTCACAACCAAATAAATTAGCTGTACCATTTCTGTTGAATGAAAAGAACATCTCAACACGAGAACCCTGAGGAACATCAAAAGGAACAAAAGGACTACTATTAAGACCCATAGAAAGCCTATTTCTATCTAAAACCGCACAGTTACCTGATGTTTTTTCTACGTGTGTCTGCAACCCTGTATCAATAACAGCATCAGCATCTTGCCCTACATTTATTGAGTTAGGACTTATTTTCATATAAGTTCCTGCCGGATTACCACTTGTAATCTCATCACTAGCAAAAACTTCTTTATCTAAAACAGTTGTATATATACAACTCTGAGAAACGCCACTTCCATCTCTTTTTACAATCAATCTATCTCCCTTTTCTACCTTTAATGAATTTTCTCCATCAAGTAAAAAGTAAATCATCCCGTCATTATTACCTACAAAATATATATTAGTAAATATAGAATTATATCCCGCTTCATCAGGTTTAATGATAAACTTATAATGGGTAGCCCATTCAGGTGCAATTTGCGTGGTAGGAATGGTAGCTTTTATATAGTTTTTAGATGCAGAGTTAGAACAAGGTATAGAAACTGTATTGTTGTCACTAACAAGACCTGTTGAAGATCTTCCAAACTCATCCATATAAACTATACCTACTTCATAGTTTCTGTTGCTATGAAGACTCTTAACATCTCCTAAAAGCTCAAAAGATGCTGCTGCACTTAATATATAATAAAATTCGTAAACCTTGCCGATGTCAGGATTATTTGCAGGATCTAATGTGTATTTAACATAAGGAAATCTGAATCCTATCGTCTTGCTAGTTGTGTTAAAAAGTATATCTACACCTTGGTTATTATCAGATACACCACCATTAGAATCTAACTGAACATTACTAAAAGACCCTGTAATATCATCTCTACCTGTACCACTAGAAGTTTTAAATACCGGCGGTCCTGCGTTAGTTGTTTTTTGTATTGGTATTTTACAATTAAAAAAATCTGTTAATGTTGTACCGGTACAAGATATAGAAGGATCAGCAGGATCATACATCGGTTTTATATTTCTATTAGGAGCAAGCCCTCCAATACCAATAGAATTTCTAAACTCAGCACTATCTGCTAATTCATAAATATTATTATAATCTCTTGGTAGTGTAAAAATATGCGTTAAATCAAAAGCCGGCGTCCCTTGAGTGGCAGGATCAAGTATAGGAGCTGATGTGTTTGGATAAAATTCACTATGTATGAGAGAAAAATCAAAAATAATGCTAGCTCCTTCAACCAAATCTGAATCAGGTATACTGCTGAAATCAAAAGTAACTAATCCATCTGTTATAGTAGTGAGACCTAATGGATACTCTGCATCAGAAATGGTTTCGTCAATTTCAGTAATTTGATTTTCTTCACTAATTAAATCTACAAAGTATTCGATTTTTGTAGGATTTAACCCTCTTGTTAAATTATATCCATCTACATAGTTTCCATATATAAGCCTATTGCCCATCATTGTTTGTGCTAGAGCAGTTCTAGGCACATTATCATATAACCTTAATATTTCAGAATCAGGAAGTATGGTAAATATATTGCTATTATCAAAGGTAAAATTATAATCAGAATTATCTGCCAAACCTAGCTCAGCCTTATCTAATTTTTCTATTACTTTTATTGTGCTATCTTCAGCATCTTTAAATAATAAATCAATACCTACAACTAAAGGTCCTCCTGTGTTTACGGTAACACTAGCAGTATTAAACTTATTTGTCATGCCTTCATTTAAGCTAGTATCTATACTATACCTAAATGATTGAGGATAAAAAGCAGGTTGAGAAAAAGGAGATGTTGCTGAATAATCATTATCAGCATATCTATATCTGTATGCAAAACATATAAACCTATCCTCTAAAAAAGTTTCTAATGAACTAGTTTCTAATAAATCAACCGAAGGAGAAAACAAAGGTGGTTTTTTTATAACCTGTAATTCTTCTTCTAATATTTGAGGCTGTTTATTATAATCAAAAGCTCTAGGAATTATAATTACCTGTAATGCAGGATCAGGATAGTTTCTTTTTACATTAATAAATCTTGGTGGATTTATGTTATCTGTAAAAAACAATAAATCTTCTACTAAATCAATACCTGTTATAAGATAGTCAGGATTAAAGTTTAGTGTTGTGATTACATCATTTTTATTTACACTAATAACATGATATACTATTTGATCTGTTAAAGTATTATATGATACTATCAAATCAATTTTACCAAGAGGTGCTTCTGTAGATACAGGAAAATCGCTATCGTGAACAAACCAATATATTGTCTCGTTAGCTCCATCCTCATAAGCACCAATACATCTAGCAGATGTACTCAAAGGAACTCCTTTATATTGTAAAGTAGTTAGACCTAAGTTGCCCTTAGTGTTTTCTATTACACCGATCTCTGAATTTTCAGTAGACCCCATACGAACATTAATGGCATCTACATACTCACCGTTAGGTATAAGTCGTTCATCGACCGACTTATTCATTTTCCCTTTTATAAAGTTTCTTGTAATATTCGCCATATTATTTTAACCACTTATCTTGACCTCTTAGATTCATTAACAATCGTCCCGGATGGATGTTGCTTATTCTTATCTTAGCGTTTCTCAATAAAGCAGTCTTTCTCTTCTGTGCTCTTCGTACAACGTACTCCTGCACATTGAGTTTACTATTTAGTATGGCATACTCGATATATGCGTACACATAATCTTCAAATAACTTATTTACACTAATTTTAGAATCGTCTCCACCTTCCATACCATCAGATACATACTCAAGTATACATAACTCGTCAGCCATATCTGAACTGAAGTTTATAACACCTGCCTTGCTATCAATCTTAAATGTAGGATTGAAGTTAGCAGTCTCTGTATTTAAACCATATCTCGCACCAATTGCATAATCAAAATACCAATTACCTTCGTAGAAGTATCCTTCAAACCCATCAAACTGATGACCTTGATTTAGGTATATGCTCTTCTTTTGCTTTGTAATTCTATCTAAATCAATCTGAGAAAACTGTGGAGATAGTGCGTTGCCATCTACATCAAATAATATTCTACCATTATTATCCTGCAAGTATGCTAAGGATGAGTTTATCTGAATATTCTCAGTTAGAGGTCTAAGTAAACCATCTTTGTATATATTAACTCTAACCCAATTAACGTAGTCTGAAGGTAATATATACCTCAAAGAGTCAGTTACTGTTAGCTCCAATACTTTAAGCTCCTTAAACGCATCGTAATTAAGTTCTTGTATTGCTCGCTTTGCGTGAAACAATACCTTAAACCTTTCCTCGTTATTTACAAGTGAATGGTTTCCATTATACATCAACATAAAGTTGTTGACTATATCGTATAAGCTGACATATTGGTATGAACCCCAATTTGCATCTTCAGGAGCTACGCCTCCATTTTCATAATATTGATACTGTGATAAATATGCCATTACTCTTGATTATCTTTTTGTTCTTCTAAATTAGCAAACTGAACTACCTGAGCTTCTCTTATCTGTATGCCTGCGTATTGAAGTATTTTGGTAACCAAGTTAACTTCATCTTCAATAGGTAACTCAAAGTCTTGGTAGTCTAACTGTGATTGGTCAAACACAGGCTCTCCACTTGCTAATGTACTATATGTCCACTTAGGGTCTTTTGGATATCTAATATACTGACTAAATACCTGACCGGGATTATTTATTGTTTTCGGCAATACTGTTATTGAATCACTATTCAAAGAGTATGCCGGAAAAGTCTTAGTAGGTGCTGTAAGCACAGAGTTAGCTAGCATACTAATCTTGCTATTAGTCACCTTTTCTACCTCATAGTTCTCAGGTTTGAATATTGAATATCCATTTCCTGTAGATGTTGTTGGAGGAAATATATTATCTTCCAACCCAATTATTGTATTTGTAACACTTACAATTACTGATTGCTCTAATGTAAATAAGTTTACCGCAATATCTCCTACTGCAACAACTCCTGAAAAACCACTATCCTGCATTGTAAAAGGCTGTGGACTTCCTAAGTTTGTTCCACTCTTTGCAAAGGTAGTGTATGCCAATACCTTATTTAATAAATAATAGTCATCTCCTGTTGTTGTTTGAGATGGTGTAAAATATTTATTGTAATTCTTTTGGTCAAAGTTCTTGATTACAGAAAACGTATCAATAGACTCTTCCATACCCTTAGTATCATCAGCATATCCCGTACCTGATATCCTAGCGTTCTCTTTATTGATAGCTGTATTGTAATCACTAAAGTAATTTTCAAAGATTTCTAGCTGTGCTTGCTTAGCAAACAGATTAAAATCCTGTGGAGATATATATCCATAGTTGTTCTTGTTAAGAACCGAAAAGACTGTATTTCTTACTGAGTTTATCATAATAAACTTTTGTACAAAGATAGCAAAAAAAAAGAGTCCGATGAAAAATCGGACTCTTGTAATATATAATATATATGCTCGCTATCCTTCTATAAGATTCTCAAGCATTTTTAGTGAGTCAATACCTTCATCACTCTGCAAGTATGATGTTGCTAAATACAATGGGTCTTCATTGAATGGTACAACAAGCATTCTTGTTTTGTTAGATGGTGTATTAAACCATATCTCCTTTTTGTTTCTTCTAAAGGTTAATAACCCTTTATCAAAGAACAGTTGTACTGTACCTTGAACTTTTACAGTTGGGTCATTAATAGCTTCTAAAAAGTCACTTGGATTGCTTTTAGCGAAAATTAATATGTCTCTTTTTAATTCAGAAGTAGATATCTTGGAAGTATCTTTACCAAACAATACACGAGACAATGATTCAATCTGCTCAATAGATAGTTTACTTGCTTCAACAAGTGCATCCACTTCTAAGTTAAGAATCTCAACTTCTCCTTCTGCATCTTTAGCTTCATTAACTTCTACAAATCTAACACCATTCATAGGGTGGTAGTGTAAAAATTCTTGAAGTACAGGATTGTTTTTAGGAACGTGAAGCATACCATCTTCAAATACAACAGGCTCTAAAATTACATTGCCATCTTGTTCATCTTCAAATGGTGACTTTTGGTTTCTAGCATATCTAAGTGGTCTGTTCTCATTCTTTTCTTCATCGAAGTAAAGCAATGAATAGCTCCTAGAACTTTTCGTTGGTATCATAAACGATAATGGAGCTTTGTCTGATGTTAATTTGTAGGTTTTAGCTACAGATATTTTTTTATTTTTCATTTGATTTAATTTATAATTTTTAAAAAAAGGGGTGATATTTCACACCCCTTGTAATGTTAGTTATTCTTAATCTTTAAAGATAAAGAAGTTGTTTGCACCCATAGTACATACAGCTCTCTCAGAAAGGAAGTGTACTTCCATTGCATCAAGGTCGCTGTTCATTGCACCACCTGCTGAACCTGTAATCCACGTTTTGTAACGTCTATCTTCAGTCTCTGAAGCTCGGTAACGAACGTGTAAGAAAGGTCGCTTAGCATTCTTTCCAAGAACTTGGTCGTAAACAGTAGTAGAACCCGCAGGTACTAATAATCCGTTTACTGTATCTGTTCCTAAAGTAGAAGAAAGACCACCACGCATAGTTGGGTCGTTTAGGTATTTCCAATCAGTTTTGTAGAAATCATAACCTCTACGGAATCCTGTGAAACCTAAGTTAAGAGCCATATCCTTATCGTTGTCAAATAGTCCGTAAGACGTACCACCTGCACCGTAAGAATTTTGAGCTGCTAACATATCATCGATATCAAAACCAAACTCTCTGTTCAAGAAAATAACATTCTCTTCAATAGAACCTTGCTTATCTAATCGTCTGATGATATTGTCAAAGTCAGCTAATGCCGCAGGATTACCACCTGCCCACACGTTTCCTCGGTCTTCTACTGTGTAGAAAATACCTTCAGAACCTTTGAAACCTGCTGTAAACGCACCTGAAGGGTTACCGCCTATGTTTTCTGCGGGAGTAGCTTCAATCATTGCTGTCTCTAGGTAATCATCAAAACGTAAACGAGTTTCGTGCTCAGACTTCAAGTACCAAAGGTATCCTGTAGCACCATTCTCAGTAGTAACCTCTACCCATCCGATTTGAGCCATATCAGAACCTGATACTGCATACTTATCTTTAAGGATAATTGGAGAAGTTTCGAAAATAGAATCATCAGCTTCTAAAGAACCGTCCATTCCGGCAGTTCCTTTTTTAAACTCAGAACCATAAATGAATATTTCATAAATGTTAGCTGCGTTATCATTGCTGATACCTGCTGACTCATAGAAAGCTACATCAATAGTTCCTGCTCCTGTATTTACTGCTGTAACGATAGCTTTATTAGTAGTAGCTACTGAACCTGTTAAGGTTTTAGGGCTAATCATAATAGTTTGACCTACTCGAATAGCGATAGAACCTGCTGTAAGCCCTACTGCTGCACGGTCAGGTACTAATGCATCGTTAATAGTAAATGTAGCTGTATCTGAATTGGTCAATACAGTTGTAGTACAGTTTACATACTTAGTGTGAAGTCTTCCTTGCTCAGCCCATTTGATAAGGTCAGAGTTAGAAGGCATTTCTGCTCCTACCATTCTAAGGAATGAGGAGATTGTACGATTACCATATCTTTCAAATTCTTTTTCATAAGTATCAGGTAGATACTGATTCAAAAAATTGAAATCGGTAATATAATTTGTTGCGAGTGGGACTTGCTGTGCACTTGGCTGCAAATCAAACCCCGGTGTTGTTTGGACACTTCCTGCCATAATTTTTCTTTTTTAATTTTTAAACTTATTTTTTACTTTTAATTTTTAAACCTCTACCTGAGTCGTTGCCGAGAGATTTAATCTGCATCCCGCCTTTAGAAGTTACTTCAGGTGCTTTGCGTTCAGACATATTAATGTTTTTCGTCTTACGCATCACATCATCAGTAGCCTCTGCCTTGCCTTGCTCATAAAAGAACTTAGCAAACTTTTCAGGATTCATTGCAATAGACAAAGCCTTATGGTAACCTACTGCATCTTCGATAAGTCCATCTTCATTCAAAAACTTTTTTAAAAAAGTTGATGTGTCGGATTGAGCTTTCTTTAGTTCAGTAGCGTCACCCGGAGAATAAGTTACCTTTTTATCGTCAAGCGTGAACTCAAAACCTTTGAACTCACTTCCGAATAAATCATTAGTTTTTTTAATAAACCAATCATGCTTTCTTTGTAACTCTTCTTCGTAAGTCTTTGATGACTCTATATATTGTTTATATGCCTCAAGGTCTTTCGCATCACTTTCAGAAATAGAACTCCGGCTTGACTCAAGGGGAATCCTGTACTTTTCCTTCTGCTCATTGAAATACTTTTTAGCTTTAGCAATAGTCTTTTTTCTTGCTATTTTGATTTTCTTAATGTCTGAATCATCATCTAGATCTTCATCAAAAGTGTAATCATCCATCAACATATCAATGTCTTCAAAGACTAATACTTCTTAAGT